ATACTACAACGAAACCTTTAAATCAGAATAGAATGGAAATGTTTGTATCTAATGTATGTTTAATATATATCAGTATTATATTAACACGAATTTATCTTAATAAGAAATAATTAACCTTTAAATCAGATGAATAAGAATAGAAGAAGAAAACACGAAAAGCATCCGTTTTTAAAACGTACTTGGCAAAGAGCAACTAATTATGTATTGAGTTGGGTGTATCAAGATACTGCATTTGAGAAATTAAATCCTGAAGAATAAATATATGGCAATAAAAAAACAAAACATCGAGAAATCACCACCAAAAGGTGAGATAAAATATTCGATAACGTTATCTGAAGAACAGAAGATAGCAAAGGAAAGAATTATTGATACTCCTTATAACTTCATAATAGGTCAAGCAGGTTCAGGAAAGACTCTTTTAGCAGTACAGATAGCATTAGATATGCTTTTCAAAAGGAGAGTAAATAAGATAGTTATTACAAGACCAACAGTATCAACAGAGGACAACGGGTTTCTGCCTGGCACAGAGAAGGAAAAGATGGAGCCGTGGCTTGTTCCAATCAAGTCTAACATCAAGAAGGTATACGATAAGCCAGAGACACTAACAAAGCTTGAGAACACAGAGGCATTAGAACTTGTATTACTTACTCACTTTCGTGGAAGGACATTTGAGGACTGCGTATGTATCATAGATGAGTTTCAGAACTTAACTAAGGCACAACTACAGATGTGTTTGGGTAGGCTTGGTCATAATGGGATAATGATTTTTACAGGAGATACACATCAAATTGACCTTAAATTTAAAAATGAATCTGCCATTCATGATCTAGCAAAGTTAGAAAAGTCTAAGTATGTGTTCAAGGCATTGCTAAAGGACAACCACAGACATAAGGCATTGAACGAGGTATTGAGATTGTTGAACGAGTACTAATGATAAAAACTATGGAAAAAGAATGCTGTCCAAACTGTGGTGAATGTGAAAACATTCATGCTAATTTAGACTTGAGTCAGGAGCATAGACCTGTAGAAGAATATCTGTGTAATGAATGTGGAACTTATTTTAAACCAAAAGATAGGCACTATACACATAAAGATTAGATAATTAAAAAATTAAAATTACTATGGCAAAAATTAAATATTGGGACAAACTAAAGCAGAATATTGAAAGAGGTAAGCAAGGATTAAATACTGGAATTCCTTTCCACGGCTTTACTACGTTAAGTAATCACATCAAGAATATACAGCAAGGGAGATATGATTTGATATTTGCAGGTACTTCTGTCGGTAAGTAAACAATTTTTCATATATTTGTCTATGGCAAATCAATATACAAAATCTGAAATTAATTTGGAAGCAGTCCAAAAATACACAAATAAACAAGGAACTTTAAATTCGATTGCTTTAGAATACTCTGTTAGTAGAAAAATATTAACAAGATGGGTAAAACAATCAGGAAATACAGTTCTGCCTAAAAAACAGCTTGAATATGATGAAACTTTCTTTCAAAAGATAGATTCTGAAGAAAAAGCATATTGGCTAGGGTTTATTTATGCAGACGGCTGCATATCTGATTCAAATCGTTTTGAACTTTCTTTAGCTTTAAAAGATTATTCTCATTTAATAAAATTGGGAAAGCTTTTAAATAAAGAAATTACAAAAGATAATTTTAGGTGTAGATTAAGTATTAATAATAAAACTTTTGGAGAAAGCTTAAAAAATTATGGAGTTATTCCTAGAAAAAGTTTGATCTTAAAATTTCCTAAAACAATTTTACCTGAATTTATTTCTTCTTTTATAAGAGGATATTTTGACGGAGATGGATGTATTTATTATGGAAAAAAGGATTTGACTAGTAGTAGTCAAGCAGTTTCTTTAATAGGCACTGGGGATATGCTAACAACAATTTTAAAATATACAAAAATTGTAGTTAAATTATCTCATGATGCTAGGCATCATAAAGATTGTTATTTTATAAGAATAGGAAAAACAAAAGATATTATTAAATTCTTAGATTATTTGTATAAAGATGCAGAAGTTTATTTAGACAGAAAATATGAAAAATATTGCCGTCTAAGGCAGAAATGCTTTAGATTATTAGAGGGTAAAAACGGTGAAAGGTGTGATTCCTAATACCGTGCTAAGACAATAGATTACGAAAGGCTATTGGACAGTGTAACGCATAGGAGATGAATAAATATAATTCTCCCACGAGTATCCTCCACCTAAACAAGTAATGTTGTAGGTGAAAATGTATGCTGAGCTATGACGAATAAGAAGTCATAGAACTAAGGGATAAAAAGCCTTTAGGGTAACATAACTGAAAACCGCGTTCGTTAATAGTACCTATGTTTATGGAGCCATAGATTTTATACAATCAAATCCTGGTTATATTCACGATATTGAGATTATTTATTACTCATTGGAGATTCCTCCTGAGCATCAAATTGCTAAACATATTGCAGGTCTAATTTGGAAAGAGTATGGTATTCTTACTTCTATGGATGAGATTTTATCAAAGGGCAATTTACAAATTCGTCCTGAAGTAGAAAGATTGATTCCTGTGTATGAGGAAAGGATGCAAGAAATTCAGAATAAATTTCTTCATTACCGTAGTAGCTTGAATCCTGACTTTCTGTATAAAGATTTAATCACTTATGCAGAGAAGCGAGGAACAGTAGTAAGGAATGAGGATAATTTAATTGTAGAATATATTCCTAATAATCCAGGGTTGATTACTCTTGTGGTCATAGACCATATAGGCTTAATCAATTACAATGGTTATAAGGATTTAAAGGAGGCAATTGATCGAGCTTCTCGAACTCTTGTCTTTTTTCGCAATATGTTCAATTTTAGTCCTGTGGTAATATCACAAATTAATCGTGGTAGTGAGCAAATGGATCGGAGAGAGAATGATAGTTGGATGCCTATGTTAAGTGATATCAAAAATACAGGTAATGTTGCAGAGGATTGTAATACTGCAATAGGTTTAGCTTCGCCATTTTATTATGGTGTGGAAAAATGTATGGGTTTTGATATCACAAAATATAAGAATCGCTATCGATTAGCTAAAATCTGTAAAAATCGTGACGGTGATGTAAATCTTCTAGTAAACTTTCTATTTATCGGCGAGTACGGGGGTTATTATCAATTACCAAAAGCTGATGAGGTGATAGGAAAGCCTGAAGAATTACGCAAGATCGATGATTACTATAAAACGCAAATAAACAAATAGTTATGCCAATAGTAAAACAAGTAAAAGGAAATCTTGTAAAGATGTTCCAAGATGGAGAAGTGATGTTAATTGCTAATTTCATGGATTGTATGGGGAAAGTTCCCAAAGAAATTGCGGAAGCATTTCCTGAAGTAATAGAGGTAGACAAAAGTTTTCCGTTACCTACGTTATATAGGTTAGGAGATTACTCTGTAGTGCCTACTGCTTCTGGAAGTATTCTAAATTTCTATACGCAATTAAGAGGAATTGATACTTTTGAATTTAGTGCTTTAAAAGCATGTTTAAAAAAGTTATCAATGGAAGCAATTAAAGCAGGTTCTTATTTTGAATTAGCAGTATGCCTTGACGGTATAAATGCTGATTTTATAGAACTCACAAAAAAGATTTTGAATTTCCAAGAGTATTTATTAATCACAATTGTCGAGAATGATAAAGGAGAAGTACGAATGGGTGAAGAACAAACTAAGTAAGCACCCTGAACTTCGAGATTCTAATGAAAGACTGTATTATCATTATCTTTTAGATATAGGATATGATATTACTAAGCCTTTTAAAGAAGCATTAAAAGATATGGAGGGGAGAGTTATCCCCTTCATTGATTCTATCGCTAGAGCGTCTCGTAAAGTACAAGAAGAACATCCTCATTTAAGAGGAAAAACTTATGGTAAAAGAAAAGCAAAATCTGAGGATATTAAACAAGAAATCAGAGATTTAACTTGATTATATTAATAGATTTTCTTATCTTTACTAAGTAGAAACAATCAAAAAACAATTTATTTCATGGCTCAATTAGTATTCCTAGTCGGAAAGAGTGGGATGGGTAAGTCTACCTCCCTGAGAAACCTCAATCATGAGGAAACTGTGATCATTAACACTGATCAAAAAGCACTTCCTTTCAAGAACTTTAACTTGAAATACAATGAAGAAAAACGTAATTATCGTAAAACTTCTGATGTAAATATAGTTATTGCTACTTTAAAGAAAGTAAATGACCTTTCTCATGTGAAAACTGTGATCGTAGATACTTGGTCAAGAATTATGACTGATGCTATCATGAATCCTAGTTTTCGTGCAGAGAAAGGTTTTGATAAATGGGGGAAAATGGCATCTGCTCAATATGATTTGATAAACTTTATCAATGATTCTATGAGAGATGATATTATTGTCTATTTAATGGCACATCCTGAAACACATTATGATGAAGCAGGTTTTGCTTCTGAGCGTATTGGTGTACAAGGCAAGATGTTAGAGAAATTTGTACCAGAGTCTTTTAGTACTATTGTACTTTATGCAGAAATTATTAAAAATCCTGGGCAAGCAAATCAACATGTATTTCGTACTGTATCATCAGGTTCGGATACTTGTAAAACTCCTCTAGAAATGTTTGAGGCTGATACTATTCCTAATGATTTAGTAGAAGTTAATAACGCTATTAGAGAATATTATTCAATTTAATTAATAATTAATAAACAAAAAAACAAAAATGGAAGATTTAATTTGGGACGCGGTTCCTGCGCAAAGAAAGAGAAAAGAGGAACAATTTATTACACCTGTAGTTACTATGTCATCACTTGAGAAAGTAGGTGCTGGACGTAAGTTTACATTTAATAAAGCTGCACAAGAGCTTTTAGGAATTGTTGGAGAAGATAGAGTATCTTTTGGTTTTCAATCTTTAACAAAAAGTATTTTTATTAAGAAAGCTTCTGGAGATGCAGGTTTCAAATTGACAAAAACTTGTACTCTTAGTGATAAAAGAACTTATGAGTTTATTTCTAAAATGTTAGAATTGAACAATGATGTTGAGAATCACTTTGATCTTGCTGCAAGTGCTATTGGACAAGGTGTAGTAGGAATGACTCTTATGGTTACAGATAATGTAGTTATTGAAGAGCCTGCAATTGTTTTTGAAACTCGTGATTTAGGAGAAGTAAGTGAAGAGAATCCTTATGAGGAAAAAGAAGTTGTTGCTCAAGAAGAAACAGTAATGTCTGCACCAGAAGTAGCAGAAGTTGCAGAAGTAGAAGGATCTACTGAAGAAGATGTGTGGTAATAAATAATTAATAATTTAAAAAAGAAAAAACAAATGTTTAATTTAAATGATTCGTCTTTTGACGCTAAAGAAGCAGCAGTAATTTTTAATAACGGAGAAGCTGGTATTGCCGAGAATGTAACTTTAACAGTTAACAAAAAGAAACCAGAGGATAAAGAAGGTTCTCCTGATTACAAATTGACTTTTACTGATGAGAATGGTGGAAGTTGTAACAGCTCTTTCTGGTATGTTGAGAAAGCTACTGATTATGCTTCTATTGAAGAGCAAGTACAAAAACAAGGTAAAGTGATGAAACACATTATCCATTGTATTTATGGAGATAAAATGCCTGCAGTTAGTGGTGATACTTCTCGTGCATTCCTTGATTCTTGTATGAAAGCTATCCGTGATGGTTTAGCTCAAGGAGGTAAATTTAGAATCTTTGCTAACTATGGTTCTACGCAATCTGTTAAGCAATATATTCAACCTCGTTCTTGGGTTCCATTTATGGAGCGTATGACTGTATCTCTTGCAGATTCTCGCTTAAAAGTATCTAACATCGATGCGATGGCTCGTATTGAGAAAGATACTGTAAGTGCTCCTGCAACTGCAGACAGCATCATCGAGGGGGACGAGTGGTAATTAGAAACTAATTAACTTTACAGAGAGGAGTGTTTTTATACTCCTCTCTTTTTTCTTATGAAAGAAATTAATCTAAATTCAATTGCATTTAATAGCTTAATTACAAGAGAAGATATTCTAAAATTTGTTACACAAGAAGATGTATTTTCTTTTTATTTAGGACAAGACATTAGTTCTTTAGGAGTATATCATAGTCCATTGAGAGAAGATAATATTCCATCATTTGCTCTATACTTTCATAGAATAAATCGAAATGTTTTAATGTTCAAAGACTTTGCTACAGGTATCTGCGGAGATTTTGTAGTGTTAGTTATGAAAATATTCGATTTATCTTATGGGGAAGCAATGAAAAAAATTGCTTTTGATATGGGATTATCTCAATTTAATGTAGTAGCCAATAAACAAATAGCTAACTATACAAGAATCATAGAGAGAAATAGAGTAGAATTAGGAGTAAAGTTTCGTCCGTGGATGACTAGAGATAAGGTATATTGGTCGTCTTTTGGTATTAAAAAATCAACTTTAGAGAAGTTTAATGTTAGACCTATTGATTATATATTTTATAATGAAAGTGGTGTAAAAGCGCACCAATATGCGTATGCGTACATAGAATATAAGGATAATCGGGTTAGCTATAAAATCTATCAGCCTTTGGAAACAAGGATTAAAAAGTGGATAAATAATGCGGATTCTACCGTGCATCAAGGGTACACACAATTGCCTAAATCTGGAGACCTACTAATTATTACAAAGTCTTTGAAAGATGTGATGTCAATACACGATTGCTTAAACATTTCTGCTATAGGCCTTCAATCAGAATCTATTATGATGAAAGATTCTGTTATGGATGAGTATAAGCAAAGATTTAAAAGAGTAATCTGTTTATTCGACAATGATGAGCCTGGCGAGGCTTTAGCAATAAAATTCGTAGAAAAATATAACATTCCATATATCTCAATTCCTAAAATGCCAAAAGTAACCGACTTTTCGGACCTTGTAAAAGCAGTAGGCATACAGGAAGCGAGTACAACTGTGGAAAAAATTATTAAAACTTTATAAAGATGAATAAAGTAGAAATGCTAGCAAAAGCTAGTAAAGATTTAATGTTGAAAGAGCCCTATTACGGGTTCTTTTTGATTCAACTAAATAAGTTTTGGTCTGAAAAAATCCCCACTGCTGGTGTAGGTAAAAATGGTATCAATTATCAATTGATTATTAATTCTAACTTTTGGGAAGAATTAAATGATGACCAGAGATTGGGTATTTTAAAACATGAGCTTAGTGTATAGGCTCCTTATACAGTAATGTATATGTAAAATGTCTTAAATTGACGGGAAACTCCTTAGAGCTTAATCTACTAACTTATAATGGCGACATATATAAGGGCTGAAGTAATTACTCAGGTATAGTAAAAAAGATTAAGATTGGAAAATCCGCAGCCAAATTTCTTGGTATAACAAATAATATTTGGTATATTGCAATAAAAATAATTGCATATTATGTTAAATATAGAAAAGGAAATAGTTAATAAATATACTATAGATAAAATATCTGCTCCAAAAATTGCTAAAGAATATAGTAAAAATGTAAAAACTATATGGAAAATATTAAAAGCAAATAATGTGAAAACAAGAACAATTTCTGAAGCAAGTATGAAATATACTTGTAATGATAACTTTTTTAATGTGATAGATACAGAAGAAAAAGCTTATTGGTTAGGAGTGTTATACGCTGATGGAAATATTTCTAAAAAAGCTAGCAAATCAGGACAAATATTTTTAACATCTGTAGATTTAAAATGGGTAGAAGACTTTATGAAAGCTATATCATCAAGTAATAAGCCTAGATCAGAAACGCATAAAAAATTTAATAAAATTATATGGAAAGCACAAATAACTTCGGCTCAGATGTATAATGATTTAAATTATTTAGGATGCACCCCAGTAAAAACTCATACTATAAGATTACCTTTAATTAATGATGAATTATTGCACCATTTTATTAGGGGTTATTTTGATGGAGATGGTACAGTAGGTATTTACCAAAACTTAAAAAGTGATAATTGGAAAATATTGAAATCTGGATTTTGTTCTGGTTCTAAAAATTTTATAGAAGATTTATTACAAGTACTACCTGTAAAAAACAAAACAATTAGATATTCTAGTGTATATATTACCCAGTTTTCTTTAAATGACAGCATTGCATTATATAATTATATGTATAAAGATGCTACTATATATTTAAAAAGAAAAAAAGATAAATTTACTGAATATTTAGACTCTTACATACCAAGAAAGAGGTTCAACGACTATAATAGACCATCCTAATAAGGATGAAGGGATAGTCTGATCTTACATGAAAATGTAAGTTAACAAAAATGATTACACATTGCATTTGGTCATTTATCTATTGTGTTTAAGTTCTCTGATAGAAAGCTTGCTAATATCGCAATGGATATGGAAATCAATCAATATATTCCTAAAGATTGGCTCCCTGAAAACGGCATATTTATTGAAAACTATCCAGATTTAAACTTAGATACAAAAGCAGGCTGTCGTTATTATTATGATAGACTAAGACTTGCTAAGGATCAAAAGGATCAAACAGGAACTTCTGGTGATAGTAATTTTGATAAACTATGTGATCAATTAGATCAAGGTGAAGGAGATCCTGATCACAGCACGTGGGATGAATTTGAAGATTTATCTGAGGCAGAACAAAAGCTTATTGATAAGCAGGTTCAGAGAATTTTATCTGAAGCTAAAGAACAAACTTTGAAAAAACAGGGACATGTTCCTGGAGAAATTGATGGTCTAATCATAATCGATGAGATACTTGCTCCTAAATTTAATTGGCGAGCTTATCTCCGTAGGTTTACAGGAATATCTACTAAAATTTTTACTAAGAAGCTTAGAAGAAAAGATAATAAGAGATATTCTGATAATCCTGGATTAAAGATTAAGATGCGTCAAAAGATGTTGCTAGCAATAGATACATCAGGTTCTGTTAGTGAAGATGAATTAAAAGAATTTATGAATGAGATTTATCATATTCATAAAGCAGGTGTAGATATTACAATAATACAATGTGATACGCAGATTACATCTATTGAAGATTACAAAGGTAAATTTGAATTAAAAGTATCTGGTAGAGGAGGAACATCATTTGATCCTGTATTAGAATATTTTGAGCAAAATCGTCAATTTACAAGTTTAATCTATTTTACCGACGGTGAGTGTTTTACTCATAAAAAACCGTCAGGGAAAATTTTATGGGTTTTATCTGAAAGATCCAACATGAATGAATCTCTTCCTGGAAGAGTAATTAAACTCGAACTTTAAAAAATTAATAAATGAATCAAGTAAAATTAAATGTAGACGAGTTAAAGAACTTCGTCAAACACATGGTGAGCAATAATCAAGCTATTCAAGCAGAAGGTAAAGTGCCTGTAACTGTGAATATCGCTGGCGATGCGGGGCTCGGTAAAACTTCCGCAATACTTCAGTTGGGAGAAGAATTAGGATTATCTGTTGTAAAACTAAATCTATCTCAAATAGAAGAGTTAGGTGATCTTATCGGTTTTCCTATTAAAGAATTTAAAGTTAAGAATGCTGAAGGTAAAACTCTATGGATTACTGAGCAAGAAATTGAAACAGCAAGTTCTAAAGGTTATAAAGTAGTAGACAAACGAATGTCTCATGCTGCGCCAGAATGGATTCAGGGTAAAGAAGAAGGCGGGATTTTAATTTTAGATGATTTTACTCGTGCGGATTAATAAAATATGCAGTCTAGTAGTGTTAGTGTGAATAATTTAATTATCTTTGTGATATGGAAAAATTAAACATGCAAACACTTAAGATAGCATTAAAGAGTATAGGAATCTATAAAATTAAAATTAATGATAAAGAGTACATTGGTAGCTCTTGTAATATTGGTCATAGATTAAAACATCATTTGTGGTCTCTTGAAAATTTAAAGCATCATAATAGAACAATGCAAAATTTATACAATAAGTATGGTAAAGATGAAATTTACTTTAATATTGTAGAAGAGTGTAATGATGATGTATTAATAGAAAGAGAAGCATATTACATTAGTACACTTAAACCTTATATAAATCATATATTGGATCCTCAAACTTTAGTTAGAGATGATGTATATAAACAAAGAATAAGTGATGCTAAGAAAAAAGCTTATGCAAATGGTTTAAAACCTCACAATCTTAAAGCAGTGTACAAATATTCACTTGATAATGGAGAATATTTAGAAAGTTTTGAATCTCTCACAGCTGCTGCTAAATCTATTAATGCTAAAAGTATTAATAGTATTAAAGCAGTATGTAATAGTAAACAAACTTCTGCAGGAGGATATGTATGGTCTTATAACAAAGTTGATCTAGTTTTTACTAGGGAAAAGAAATATAAGCTAGAACCAGTATTACAATATACTACTAATAATACTTTTATCAAAAAATGGGAGTCTATTACTGCAGCAAAAAAAGAATTAGGTATTGCTAATATTAATAGAGCAATATCTAAAAATTTAACTGCTGGTGGGTATAGATGGAAAAAAGCATAAACGGGTGGTCCGCAATAAATCATGTGAATTCAGGGAACCTCCAGAGATGGACAATCCTGAGCCAAGCCTTATAGGGATATAAGGAAGGTGCAACGACTAGTGTATGGAGTCTAGAACAGACAGTAAAACACCAAGAGCGCATGACACATAGAAATATGTGATGATATAGTCTGAACTGTGTGTATAATCTAATAATAAAGACACAGAACTATGGGATAAAGAGCCTATAGGATAACAAAATGCCCCGTTTTATGCAGGCAACAATGGAAATCTGTGATAGACAAGAATATATTTCATGGAAACTTCCTAAAAATTGGCATGTTATTTTGACTACTAATCCTGACAATGGTGATTACAATGTAACTACACTTGACGTAGCTCAACAGACTCGTTTTATTTCTGTAGAATTGAAATATGACGTTAACGTATGGGCTAAATGGGCAGAGGAAGTAAAGATTGATGGTCGTTGTATTAACTTTATGTTGATGAATCCTGAGTTAGTAACTCAAAGAGTAAATCCAAGATCGATTACTACATTCTTTAATGCAATTAGTTCTATTCCAAAATTTGAAGATCAATTGCCGTTGATTCAAATGATCGGTGAAGGTTCTGTGGGTACAGATTTCTCTGGGATGTTTACTATGTTTATCAATAACAAACTTGATAGAATTATAGGGCCAGAAGATATCTTGACAAAAGATGAAGGCTATGTGATTGGAGCATTGAAAGATATGATAGGAGAAGATGATGACTTTAGAGCGGATATTTCTAGTATTGTAGCAACTCGTGTGGTAAATTTCTCTTTAAATATGGCGAAAACTAAAAGTATTCCTGATGCTATGATTCAAAGACTCGTTAAGCTAACTACTGATACTAAAGTGTTTACCGAAGATTTGAAATATTACATTGTCAAAGAATTACTTAATGGCAATAAACCTAAGTTTAGTAAATTAATGTTAAACCCGCTTGTCGTAAAGATGGCAATTAAATAGTAGAAATTATGGGATTAGAAAAAGGACAGTACCTGTATCTTACTGTAGATATGCAAACAGATGATAATACTTCTAGAGAAATTACTTTTTGCAAAATTGGAATAGACAGTAATTTATATATGGATAATTATGATCAAGTGATTAATATCAAACATCATGATTATACTCCGCAGATAGGAGATAAACTATATTTTATGCCTGGCGTAAATATTCCAAGGATTAAACTAAAAGATTTAGCAATAAATTATAATACTAAAACTGTTAGAGATCCTTTAGAAGCTAATGTAATTTTTGCAGGAACTAATACTGCTGCAAAAATGACTGATACAGCTTGGGAATATTCTATTCCTACAGATTTGTTTAAAGATTTTATTGATGTAGCAGAAGAGCATTTAGATGAGCATGATAAAGAAAAAGTAAAAACTGCTTTAGAATTTTATGATAAACCTATCATATTAACTAATTGGGGTACTTGTAATACTTTGAGTTATGAACATTTTAAAATTTACAAAAATCAAATTATAAATACAGGAATTGCTATTAGAGCAGCAAGAGAATCTCATAGAGTTTATAAAATTAATAATGAAGATTTTGCATTATATGATAAAGTAAAAGATTTAGAACTTTATTCTGAAACTGCATTATTAGATAAACTTAATGGTAAAGATTCTGTTATTATCAACTCTGAAGTATACGATCAATTAGAAGCAATGTTAAAAAGTAGTGATGAAGACAATCACACTATGGCTATGGAAATTATGGCTAACTGTAATTATCGTGAAAGCTTGTTATATTTAGAGTTTCTCTTTAAAGAATATTCTTATAAGTTTGCCAATTGTTCTGCAAAAAATCATGTTAACTTTAAAAGTCTTCTTGCTTATTTAGGAAAAGATAGAACTTCTATGGGCACATCTATTGATGAAATTATGGATAGTTTGATAGATAAAAACGTTCTTACTGAAGATAAAGTAGAAGAAATTCTAAAAAGATATTCTTATGAAATTAGTCAATACGGAGATAAAAAATATTTTAAAGTAAAATCTATTACTCTGCAACAAGAAACTCTTACACTTTTAAATGCTAATTATGTACATGAGACTGTACAAAATTTTATTCCTGTAGAAGTAGAAATAATCGAAGCGCCTGTTGAACAACAAGAGGAAGTAAAATGGACATAAATTATGGTGAGTGAATTGAAACTAGAGTTTCCGCAATTTATCACGCATATACCACAAAGTCAGAAAGTATGGATCAAAATTGGTTACAATAAGATCCATGCTTCTGTACATTACACTACAAGGGCTGCGCTAATTGCAGCAATGCACGGATATATTGAAAAGAATATCCCTGATAATCTTACAATACAAGGTCCTGTGGAAACAAAATTGACGGTATTTGCACCTTTAAATTTCGGGACTATGAAAATGTTATTAGACAAACAAACGAAAAAGCGAAGAGTTAGTTGGAATCCTGCTCCCGTAGGATATAAACCTAATTGGGATATAGGTAATTTGGCTTTAATTTGGCTAAAGTGTTTAGATGATGTGATGGTAAAGAAAGGGATTCTTCCCGATGATACTGTTGAATATCTTCAAAGAACTACTTATGAGTATATTCCAATTGATGACTTTGCTAACAGAAAATTAGTTTACAGAATTAAAACAATTAAAAAGCATGGAAGATTATAGAGATATCAAGAAAGTGAATCAAAGCTCTTTAAAAAAGATTCTTACAAGCCCTAAAGCATATCTACAAGCAGTAGACAGAATGAAAAATCAGGATGATGATATGACACCTGACCATTTTATCTTTGGCAGTGTAGTAGATATTATGTTGATGGGAACAAGAGAAGATTTTGAGAAGAGATTTGTAAAGATTCCTGATGAAACAAAATGTAGTGAGACTGTACAAGCAATTGTTGCGCAAGTATTTGCCTGGGCAATAGAAGAAAAACAAGAAGATGATCTAATATTTGGATTATCTGCTTACAATGATTTTATCTCTGATGCTTGTATTACTTTTAATTATCAATCAAATTGGAAGCCAGAGACTAAGGTTGCTAAAATTATCGAGCAAGGTAGTGAGTATTTTAATTTACTCAAGACAATGGTTGGTAGAACACCAGTGACTGAAACAGAATACGCTAATGCGGTAAATTGTGTTATGGCTCTTAAAGCAGATACTTATACTAAACAATTTGTAGACGCTAAATTCGATAAGAATATGGAGTTTATTAATAGGTTTATTGTGGAATTTGAAATAGAAGGAGTAGAGATGAAAGGGGAGTTAGATCGTGTAGCTATAAATCACGAGACTAAAAGAATCTTTCCTATAGATTTCAAAACTACTAGCAAACCTGTAACAGGATTTGAGTATGAGTTTTGGAAGTATCGCTATGATTTTCAAGCTGCAACTTATGGTTATGGTTTAAACAGAGATCCTCGTATTCAAGAGTTACTTGCTAAAGGCTACACAGTGGTACCGTTTCTTTATATTGTAGTAGAAAAACAACTTAATAATAATCCTATGGTATTTGCAGTAAGCAATGAAGCAATGACTGTAGGATTTGTAGGCGGTGAAGCTCATGGAAGAGAATATGAAGGTCTAAAACAAGCATTATTGCGTTATAATTATGCAGTAAAAAATAATGCTTGGGAATATCCTATGGAGTATTATGACAATGAAGGTAGTATATTTATAAGAGTATGAAAGAATTAAAATACACATATACCGCAACTTTTTTGTTTCCAATGTTACAAGTACCTAAAGCATTCTTTGATTGTGATGTCAAAGACATGTTTGGTAGATTGCAGTTTAAAACTAGATTTATAAATGCGTATTTATCTGATACTTGTGTTACAAAATATAATAATGAGAATTATATATTTGTATTATTGAGAAACTATAGAGATGTGAATTTTGATGTATTTTATTCTACACTTCAAGCATTTCCTAATTATGTGGATGATTATGATAATAAAGAATGTCTAATAGTAGTGTTCAGGGTTCCTGAAGAGACTATGGAAGATTATCAGCTATTACTAAATGGCGGATATTCTATGATCAGTAAAGATGCTAAAGCTTTAATTCTAAAGCATAGTTTTTTCAGCGGTCAGCCTATGACTCTTCCATTAATTTTACACAAATCTGATGTATTAAAAGAAAGTTGGGAAACTAGGTTAAGTACTCTTGGTTCACCTGCTAATCTTTATGATCAGGAAGTTTGGCCTATTATAGACAGAGAGAAGGAAGAATTGAATCAATCAATTATAAATTCACAATGTAAAAAGAAGCATTTATCACCAACAGAGGAGGGCTTTTAGTCCTCCTTTGTTTTTTAATTAGGAAAACTATATTATATAGTGACGACAAGGGCTCTGAAATATGGGCCATTGTTATTTTATTAAAACTAGACTAATGGAAAAAATCGTAAAATTTGTTAATAGAAAAAGTTTTATAATAAGACATTCTGGTAGATCATCAGATTATATAACTCCCTCATTTGGCTACGGCTGTTTACTAGACTGTTCGTATTGCTACATGAAACGCCATAAACCTAAAGGTTTAGATGTGGCTAAAAATATTGGAGATATTTTGACTAGTATTAATAACCATGCTTATTTTGAAAATCGAGTAGAAAAGCCAAATCAAACGGATCCTGAGTTTGTAACTTATGATATTTCGTGCAATGAAGACTTTGCATTACATGCTAAGTTTTATGATTGGCAAAGAATTTTTGATTTCTTTAAACAACATCCAGTTGCTAAAGCTACTTTTGCAACTAAAATTATTCCAGAGATTTTCTTAAACTATGATCCTGAAAGAAAAGTAAGGATTAGATTTAGTTTAATGCCGCAGAGACTATCAGATATCTATGAGCCTAATACTGCTAAGATTATTGATAGAATAAAAGCTATTGATGGTTTTATCGATGCAGGGTATGAGGTGCATGTAAATTTTAGTCCTGTAATTGTCTATGATAATTGGCTAAAAGATTATGAGGAATTGTTTTATATGATGAGTAATTATGTAGACAACAAAGATGAAGTACTTGCTGAGGTTATTTTTATGACCCATAATATTAAGAAGCACGAAGAAAATCTTATGAACAATCGATTAGGAGAGAAGTTATTATGGATCCCAGAATTACAAGAAGGTAAAACTTCACAGTATGGCGCGGAAAATGTAAGATATCGCTATGATTTAAAAGCTAGATATATTAAAGAGTTCACTGAGCTTCATGATAAAATTATCCGTTGGAACACTATTAGGTATATATTTTGAGTATGAAGACAAAAGATTATTGGGTAAACAAATTAGGAGAAGGTTGGACTATGGCTTTAAGAAATCTCTTAAAGTCAAAGTACATGGATAAACTAGAAATGTTTCTTGCTATTGAATACAGCATGAAAGACGTTTTTCCTGAAGATCAATCTATAGTATTTAATAGTTTGAAATTATGTCCTTATGAAAAACTTAAAGTAGTAATTATAGGGGAGGAACCTTCTAGAACTCATGGTACTGGACCATTAGCCTTCTCTGACGCTTCTACTATTTCTATAAATTGCTGCGCATCTGCTATTCGTAATTCTTTTCCTGACTTACATTTAGGGTTTGACACAAGCTTTTCTCCTTGGGCAGAGCAAGGAGTATTAATGTTAAATAGAAGTCTTACATGCTTGCAAAATGAACCAAAAAGTCATAAATTGCAATGGAAGAAATTCTTTGGTAGTGTGTTGCTTCATATTTTAGTAGAAAAACCTAATGTAATCTTTTTATTATGGGGAGAAGAGGCTCAAAAATACATACCTTTTTTAGAGTCTCATGCAGTTTTTACTTGCGATAGTCCCTATCAATATGGTAAAGTAGGCAACAAATGGATTTGTCCTAATTGGGAACAAGTAAATATATTTTTAGAACAAATTTATGGAAAGGGAACTAACAATATCATTCAATGGTAAACAAGTAATTAAAAAATATTCTAAAGGAAGAAATCATTATACTAGAACGAGTTTTCCTAAATCAATGCTTAAACTAATAGTTCATGATGCACTATTTAATCGTATGAAAACTAAGATTATATGTGTTAAATATAATATTTCAGAAGAAACTTTAAATGAAATAATTTTTACTTATAAAATTACAGGAGGAACCTTTAATGAGCGTATAGAAGATATCCCTATACTAGGATGTAAAGAAGAGTCGTATTATACTGAGGAAGAATTATTAAATTTGCCTTCCCAGTATTCTTGGGATGAGGTATCAGAAACAGAAAAACAATTTTATTTTAATTATGGAAGAAACAACAGTTAACAGAGAAGATGTAGTAAGTATGGTAAAACATTGGAGTCATATATTCCATTTACCTATTTTAGATTATCCTAAGTTCCCAGAAAAAGAACGTATTAATTTAGCTATGGAATTAATCCGTGAAGAATTAGCAGAAATACATGAAGGAATTAGTAAAAGGGACATTCGTGAAGTGCAAGATGGTCTTGGAGATTTACTATGGGTAGCTCTCCGTGCTATGATGGAATTCGGAGTTGACCCTGTTAAGACTATTGATGCTATTTATGAATCTAATATGTCAAAGGCTGATTATACTATAGAAGCAGCAATGGAAACAAAAAAGAAGTATAATGAGCAAGGCATACAAACTTATATAAAAATACGGCATGATGCATATATAACACACCGTGCTGGAGATAATAAAGTATTAAAATCTATTAACTATAAAGAGCCAAAGCTATGAATGTAGAGATACTTAAAAGTTTAAAAGAGCAAAAAGCTCATTTAGAATTTAAAGTTTATCAAAGTAAAATCAATGATCATTTTGTCGATGCTGAAAAGTATCAACAAGAATTAGACGATGTAGAGTTTTTAATTACCACTTATAAACAAAGACATGAAAGTAGGCAGCAAAGTTAGATGCATAGATGATACTGTTAAATTAGGGATGGAAGAGTTTGTAGCAAATGCTTATCAGAATTGGGTTAAGGAAGGTGAAGATTACATTGTAAGGGATGTGTTTGAAAATGGAGGAATAGTAGATGGTATAGTACTTGAAGGGCTCTATAATTTGCCTATTTACCAATCTCTAATATGTGCTGTGCAAGAACCTGCTTTTAGGGCTACTCGATTTGCAGAATTAGAAGAGTATATTGAAGAGGCTATAACAGAAGAATCTATTATGAGAGATTTTATTCAAGAATTTGCTACTGTAATAGAAGGGTTATGACAGGAGAATTAAAAGAATTAGAAGAAGGATCTGTGACATATATTATTATGTTAGCAGCATTTCAAGTAGTATTAAATTGTCAGTTAGAATTAAAAGGTACTATCTACGATCAGAGCCCTGTAGCAAATAAAGTACGCGAAGCAGTAAACATGCTGAATCTTAAAAACAGCCGTAATCGAGATAGGATTTGGCAAGTTGATGATAAGAAAGCCGCAGATATGATGTTTAGTATTGAAAAAATAGCAAAACTAATATCTAAATCTGATGGAGTAGCAATATGTGCTATTGCAGATTTGCTGAGAAAAAACTTAGATTTTAGTAAAGTTTTAATTAGTGAACTTTCTGATGAAGAATTAGAAAAAATAAAAGCCACTATGTAAAAATAGTGGCTTTAAAAAAAATTTGGCGTTCTAATTGAATCCGTTATCCTCTTCTGTTTCCTCCTGAAGACTGTCTACAATAATTTTCATATTCTCATCTTCTGTATCTTGATCAGAAGCTAATCCTGTAGGAATTAACCAATTTGATGTTAGTCCTTTATTTGTCACACTGTTTACTTGATCAGGAGACATCCAGTCGTAGACTTTAGAATCTACTAGATTTTTAATAAATCTATTTTTTAATTCTGGATACTGCATTTCATAAAGGTTTTTAAACGGTTGTTTTCTAAACCAATATTTTTCTGCATGTGTTGCTCCTTTATACATACCTGATTCATATACTTTACCGCTGAATGCTTCAGAGATATCTAATAAATCTTTAATCATTTTTGCTCCTCCTACAGGCTCATCAATCATTTGGATAAGCTCTGCTGGCGACCATGCTGCTCCTTGTTCTAATAATAATCGATTCATTTGGTAAGCGGCATATTGTGTAGTCCAATCGTCATCGTCGGATCCGTCTGCAGCAAGATTTACCATAGAAGCAAGTACTGCGACAATGTTTAAGTAAAGCAAATCTAATGCTGTTTTAGCTACTCCTCGTTTTTTAGCAGGAGATAAAGTATTCCAAGTAGCAAAAGATGCTTGTAATCCTGCACGATCTTTTACAAGAGTTTTAAAGAATTGTCTGAAGATAAAATCAAAACTTGCTCTGTAAGTTCCTATTTCCTCTTCTTCTGTAATCATATTAGTTCCTTCACGTCTGAATCTTGTATCTACCATTCCGATAAACCATCCACGGTGCATTAGTAAGAAATCTCCTGCAATGCTTCTAGAAAGTTTTCCTTTATCGGTTTTACTCATGGTACCGTCTACATAAGTAGTAACATTCTCAATCTTACCTGCAGCACTGTTTAGTATTGCTGGTGTAACATATTTTTCAAATTCTGGTTTTACTACAAGATTTCCATCTACAACATCATGGGCATTGTATAAACTTTTTTCACGTAGTTGTGACCATTCTTTTTTAAATTCCTTTTGAGTTTTGCTAGGATCTTCAGCCTGACGTAATTTAAAATAAGTAGCTCTTGTTATAAATTGATTGTTGTACAAACGATAGTTATCATAGATAGCTAAAGCAATACGTCCTTTAATGCCGTAGTCACCTGTAGCAAAAGTTGCATACATTAAATCACGATTAGCAATCTTTCTAATAGCCCTATTTTTAGTAGTTTCATAAAGCATTCTTTCTAACTCTACTACTCCTGCTTGTTGTAGCATTAAGTGCATTTTGTTAGTTTGTTTTGCTTTCCCCATTTCTCCTACTACTTGAAAAAGGTTAGAGAAAAATTCTCCGCGGGCCCAGTTTTTACTTTCTGTAGTAGTGTAGACACCGATAGCATCTTCTATAATACTATCACCTGATCCTTTTAACCATCCTGATATACTAGTAGGAATGTTAAAAGCTAAGTTGTTGTTTCTAATAAAAGTAGCAAATCTTTGTGAAGCTTTTGTCCATGAAAATTGTTTACCTGCAATACCTAAAGCGTTTGTGATTTTATTTTCTGGTAAAGGTTTAGTAGCTAATGTATCACGCTCAATGCCGAAAACATGTGAATCTAAAAGTATTTCTAGTGCTTTGTACTCATTAGTTTCAATACCTTTTTTACGTTGGCCTTTTTTATTTACATAGTTTCTTTCTGCTAATGCATATTGTATAGATCCTAAGTCTCCAGCAATTTTATTCATTTCCTGGAAGTTTTCTGCCATCTCTGAAAATAAAGTAACACTTCTAGCTATATCATAAGATAAATCTTTTGTAGAATCTAATTCTCCTGTAAAATAAATAGGAACCATTTTATTATTCAAAGGATTTAACTGTCCAAATTGTGTTTCATCCTGATTAATAAATAAAGATTCTGAAGCAAGAGTAGCCATAGTTCCCATAAAAGATTTGGCTCCTTTAATTTGTGCTACTCTATCTAGTGTAGATTTTAGCATTGGTGGCACCATATAAACTAATCTTTGCGTTCTATATGCCAAAGGAAGTTTATTTATTGCTTCTGTTTTAGTTTTTATCAATAATTCATAATAAGCTTTTGTAGCAGGGTTCTGCATTGCCTGTTCGAACTTTTGACTTTTATAAGAATCATTAGGAACTTTAACTTTTACTCTTGAAACTCCGTTAGAAGTTTTAGAAATAACAACTTGTTCTTTAGTATTATTTTTAAAGAATTCTGACCATAGTTTCTTTTTAATTTCTATTTGATCTTTTGTAAGGAACATTGGTTGAATGTCATTGTAATCATCAAATCCTAAAGCTTTGGCTATTTCTTCTTTTGTCTTAGCCATTGTGCGGTAATATTTACCCATATCGTACTCTTGTACAAAATAGTGGCCAAGATTACCGTCTTCTCCTACTTCAATTAAATCATCGATTTTACCTCCTGATTTTAACATTGCTTGTTGTGCAGATAATAAATCATTTGCAGTTTTTGTAGCAAACCTTTTGATTCTTTGAATAGAATCAAATATAATTTTATGTGCAGCTTTGATTAATTTAGAATCTGCATATTTGTAATTACCCACTTCTAGCCTCCAAGCACTAACATCATCAGAAGTTTCTTTTGCTACCATGTCTGGATCAAAAGCAGGATCAATAGGATTACCATTAGCATCAGTATTTGCTTCAGTAAGTACTCCTCTTGTAACTCTGTCGATCAAACTTTTGTTTAAACTTTTTGTATCTCGTATTTCGATAGCAATATTGTGAATTTGCTTACGTAATTCTTCTGTTTCTTCTACAGGAATATTATTATCGTACATGGACTCCACAAACTTGTTAAAGATATTATCATACATGTTTAAGAAGTCTTGGGAACTTTTAATAATACCTGAATTAATTACTCCTGATTGTCGAGCATTAATTAAAGTTTTTGTTATACTGGCAATTTCACTTGATGCTAATTCTATGAATCTAGAAATTGCTAAATCCATTTCTCCTTTAGCAATGTTTTGATTGATTCTATTTAACTCTGAATCAATAGCATTAATAACACTAACACTTTTTAAACCTGCTTTAAGTTTCTTCATTCTAGCTTGAAGCTGGAATACAGCTTCTTCTAAGAATTTCTTTTTGTTTTCTATAATAGGATCTGGTACTGGTACTTCCTCTTCTTCCTCATCTTTATCTAATTGATAGAGCAAGTTAGCATCTACAGGAATTGCATCTAAAGTACCTATTTTCTCATTATTTAAAATGCTTATAGCTAAAGGTTTTAATATAGTTTCAAGTTCTTGTCGAGCAGTAGTTTTAGAATTAAAATTAGCTTTTACCCACTTAACAAATTTTTCTTTGATAGCTTTTAAGTATGCCCAAAATCCTTTTTCTTCTGCGTTCTCATTTTTATGAGCTTTAACTAGCTCTTGCGCTAGTATCTTTCCTACTGCTTCTTTTCTAAAATCTTCTTCAGCCTTGTAGATATCTTTGTAATCCTCTTTTACTATGCCGTAAATTTCTGTTTGATCTACAGTCTGTAAAGCGCGCATAACGGAAGGATCGTTCTTCATTAACTCAATAGCAAAGTGAGCAATCTCTTCAGGAAGAGTATCTATTTTAGCATCATCAGCTAGGCCTATTAAAGCATTTGCAAAATCTGCTACTCCTAAAATACCTCTCTCATAGCGTCCTTCAAATCTTTCTAATAAAGAATCAATTGCTTCAATAGAAATACCGTGGGTTTTTGCCCAAGCATAAAGTTTTTTATTTAGATTTTCATCTGCTGCTTCAGAACTTTCAGAAGCTGTTTGTCTAAACATTCCGTTGGCTTCTGGAGAATAATATCCTTCCATAGTAACAGGTCGGTTTTTATATCCTGCTACGTACCATTTATTAGTAGCGCTACGACGTAAATGCCAATCTACATCTCCTATTTGACGGGAGATTTGTTGTAATGCTTTATTGATATATTCTATTTCTTCTTTGTCTCTACGCTCATCAAGATCTTGATTATACACATAATCAAAATAAATTTCTTTAGCTTGTTCTTGATAGTAGTTTAACTTTTCTTTTTGATACAAAACATCATTAGTAGTAAGTTCCTTTGCGCTAGGAAATCTTTCATCACCGTTTTGATCCATCCATAAACTAATCTTTGCTTTTAGTACGTCTGGATGTAGATTAGTAGAATTTTCTAAAGCTTTATAATCGGGATGAGAAATATTTATACAATGCATCGTATTAACAATTTTTTAGTTGTTCTATTATTCTTTCTTGCTCGTCTAAAGGTAAGGCAATAAATTCACTTTGAGGCATTTTACCTCCTAATTCTTGGTAATCTTTCCAATTTAAACTTTGAAATAATCCAAATTTTTGAGTGCCTTCTTGATCCATCATAGCCGCTCTTCTTGATTTAGGAGTAGTAGCTGGCGTTATTGAAGCAGGTACTGTGGTTGGCGCAGTAGATCCAGTAATTGATCCTAAAGTTTGTCCTAATTCTGCTGGTAACATACCTGATTCAATTTCTGCCCGCATTGCTGCTTCAATAGCATCTTGTTCTGCAGCTAGTTGATTCGCCATTGATTGTTTTGCTACAGTAGGATTAGGAGTTCCTTTAATTTTATCTAAAATAGAATTTTGAATATCATTATCAAAATCGTACTCTAAAGTAAAATTAGGAGTTCCTAAAGAACTAATAGGTTTGTAAGTTATTGTGTTAATGTAATTTCTATTGTCAAAATCTGCAGGATTCTTCTTATCATAAGCAGTTTCAATGTGTTCATAGAATTTAACTTTACCTTGTACGTATCGTTTAATATATTTTACAGGACGGCCGTCGATAATTAAATGCTGATTCTTAGATTCATTAATAACTAAATATCCTTTAGATGTAAGAACTACACCTCCTTTAGAACTGTAAGCTTCTCTTGTGACAACATTGTTAATATTCTCCGCTGTAGTTCCTTCTTTTTCTTTTTTAAGAGCTACATCTTCTTTAACCGTCATTAAGAATGGCTCTTTATCTCCGTTATTTCTAATGAATTGATTAATGAATCTTGTCTTCCAAGGAGCAGAATCGCCTAGTAAATTCTTTTCCCATAATGCATTCTTTAAAAACTCATTAAATGGACGGCCCACGCTGTCTACTATATTGTTTGCTAATTGGTATTCATTTGTCCAGAATTTTACTGGCACCATATTAGCAAAGCTATAAGGACCAAATCCGTACCCATTTGTAAAGTAAGTGTATTTAACAAGGTCTTGTGCTAATTGTTTTACTGCAGGATCGGTATCCTCCAACATTCGTTGCCATGCATATTTTAATTGCTGTGTTTCAATTGGCGTTTTACCTGTGGAATAAAATTCTATTCTTCTAATAGGAGAATATTTATTCTTTTCTACTACATAAAGTTTGTCAATAAAAGGTTTGTACGGCGCAAACTTGTCCATAGATTTTTTAAAGTCTAACAATCTTTTTGGAGTATTGCCTATGATATCTTCTGCTTGAGAATATTTGAAGAACGGAAACTTACTTGCGATAAAATTCATAAAATGAATATCAACCATGTGAGCCTCTTTTTCTGATAAATATGCTGTAGCCTTTTGTGCAGCAAATTCATTTTTTAATTCTCCTAGTACAGAGAAATTTACTTCGCCATTAATATTGACTTCTCCGATTGATGGGTAGATTTTATTTAGTATATTAATAGGACCTTGCAATCCGTATTTAGTAAATGCAGGTACTATTAATTGATTAGATCCCCCTAAGAAAACTTCTTCTAATCCTATTACTCTGTTAGTGTTTTTTCTGTTTTTAGCAAGTATTCTTTGTTGGCCACTAATCATTACGTAGTTAGTCCCACTTGTAGGCCCGACACCTACTGTGTCAACTTTAGATGCACCAATTCCTTGAGCAAGATCTGCAGCTGTTCCATAAAAATCCTCAAAAGAAGTAAGAGCTTTTAACTGCACTTTATAGTAATCTACAGAGCCATCTGGTACTAGATTTTTTTCTAATAATTCCTGAGTTAAACTAACATCAGATAGATCTTTTTCATCTATGCCTTCTTCTTTTAATTTATCTTTTAGTAAAGATTTCCACTTGCTTGAGATTTGTGCAAACTGTTTATCATTACTTAATGAACCTCTTTCATTGAAATACTTTTGAGTTAATTCCAAAATTACAGGTTGATTCATTAGTGCAAAAATAGTAGGCTCATTGACGCCGAGTCTCTGTAACATTGCGACAGTGTTCGCTGTAAATGTGTTTAGATTCAAGAATGAAGAAATAGGCTCTTTTGCATTATCCACTACTGCTGCTAATGAAGATGCAAGTAATTTAGAAATTCTTTCTCCTTTACTATTATAAACTCTATTTAATTCTAAGAATTGTTGTCCATCTAATTCTATACTAGATACTAATGATAAATTAGTATATTGAGATTTAGCATGGTGAGTATTGTGGTTAGCAAAAACCCCAATCAACTGTTTACCTGTCATGTTACGACGGTAAAGTTCTAACTGTGTAGAAGGATAGTTGATATTAAAATCTTGATTATCTAAAGAGTCAGCGGCTTTAATTAAGTCTTTGCCTTTTAGACTATTTGCCTCAGCAACTTTTCCTGCTTGCAATAATCTTATTCTACTAGAAGCAACTTTTAAATTATCAAAATTTCCAGGATTTACAATTGCTGCTGTTGTATTAGAGTTTTCTAGAATTCCTTGAATAATGTCTAACTTTTTATTGTCTCTTGCTTGTTTAGTGTTGTACTCAACAGTATTGATATTTTTGCCAAGTTTAGTTTTAACAAATGCTACAGCACTTTTAACAGCTTCTTGACTCATCACATCATCTTGAAAAGGAATAAACTCTTCTCTCAATAATTCATATTGAGCATCGATAGTTTTCTGTATGAAATCTACCATTGGAGAATTCATTTTCTTTGCTGCTTTTAACTCTACTTTTAAATTTTTTAAAGATTCGTAGAGAGCAGCATTTTCTTTTTTAAACTCAGCTTTTTCTTCTAATTGCTTCTCAATAAGTTCTCTTTGTATTTCTAGTTTCTTTTCTTGTTCTTTTGGATTTGAGACATTTTTTAAAATAAACGCTCTGTAGTCTTTAAAGCTTCTAAAAATATTAGCAGCAATCTCATCAGGATCCTCAGTGTATTTAATTGCTTTAGGATTGCCTTTAGCCGTTAGACTAAATGCCCTAGACATAAAATACAATTTATCAATATCGAAGTCAAGCCCTGCAATAGTAGTAATTTCTACAGGAAGTATTACTGTTCCTCCCATTGACGGCGGAGTAAAACCTACTATTTCTATATTGAACATAGAATATTTATCCTCTGTTGGGATCCTGTATCCTATTATTCTCAATAACTCTGGAGCATTTTGTTTTATACCTTCTAAATCTACTTCACCATTTTTATCTTTAGGGAAGAATTTTTTAGAAGTAGCTGGCAACATTGCTTGGTAAGTAATTGCTTTTGTCTTAGGGTCTACAATCATTTTTAGATGTTCAGAAACACCAAATGATGTAGTGTTGATTAAATTACCTCCGTTAATTTTTTGTTTAGTAATTCTATTTTTAAAGAAAGAGTTCATCAATGATTCCATTTTGTATGAAATCAATGGGTGATATAA